CGCACCACATGTGGTGCGCTTATGGTGCTCTGTTCCATCTAGACAGGCTTTGTTTGCTGACTTGAATATTCGCATGGGGACACACGTCTTCGCAACCGCGTCAGCGTACCATTCGGGTACGTCGATGTGCTTCGCTATTTCAGTGAGCACAAAACGTGATGTCCTATTAGTAATTGGATCCGTGGACTTTGAGAAATCACCGCTGTATAACTTGCAGTTGTTGTCTCTCGCATTCTTCAGCTTGACGGTCTTGTTCTTTAGCATAGCCTTCGTGAACCCAACCCGTTTCAAAACGGGCATGAGCACAGAGGTTAGGCAACGAGTAACCCAGACCATAGAGCTGTCATGCGTGGTTGCCATGCGTACCTTCCCTTGGGGAGTTGCAATTGGTAGCACTCTGACATCAGCTGTTGCATCAATCATTGCGTAATGGAAGCTTTCCCTCAGGTTTGGCTGACGGTCATACGAGAGTTTGTTCATGTAATATGAACGAGCTTTCGCATGCCCCATCTCAGCCAACTCGACGCAAAGCTTCTTAAACGTAGAACTCGCAGCCGCATCATTGCGGCACCCTAAACTATGAAGGTACTTCTTGATCGCCGGATTCGAATCTTTGGCAAAGATCGTACCCGTCGAGATGACCCCCTCATACTTTACTGCTTGTTCCAGAAATTGCGGATCTTGATCCGCTAACTCGATGATTGCTCGCATACATCGGTGCTTAATCTGGTCCATGACCAAGATAAGTTTCCTGTGACCCCTGATCGCCCCGGGCCTAAGTGTCTTAACTGACGCCCAATCCCCTCGGATCGGCTGACTCATGCCTGCGCGCATCTGCGCGCTCACTGACTCTGTCGCTCTCTCGATCAGGTCATCACGACCCCTCAGCTTTCTGAACCTCGGGTTACGCAAGACATGCGTGGCCCCTCCTTGGTTAGAAGCTGCTTGGACGCATCCTTTCTCGCTAGGAAATGGTAACTTGCGATCCTCTAAAGTGATTTCCACATTTTGTGTGATATCTCTTATGAAGGTCGCTAGATCATTCTCCAATGCGGGAGTTAGGTTTGCGTCTGATGTCGTGAGTCTGTTTATCGCCTCGTCCTCTTTCTTGTCCATGTCAGCCTGGCTGACTCGGATCCCCTGCAGCCCTCGACCGAGGGTACTCGCAATGTGTAGCGCCAGCTTGCTGGTTAGCCTTTCACCTCTTCGTGTGCGCACGGGACAAACTGGATCACCGAATCGTCGGTGTTTCGTATAGTTGTGAAGAGAAATAAGTCGCGTCCGATGACTCAGTAACCTTACGGTTGCTGCGAAGTCGTTCGCTACCACCATCAATTTGATGATGGAGAACATCTGCCTTACACGCGAGCAATCGCGCGTTCCTAGGCTCATCCTCCTCTCTCCCACATCTAGGCGTCCAAAACGTAGCTCCAAAAAGAGCCGTATTGCACTCCAGTTTTTCCGAACAAGACGGAGGTTCGAATTAAACTTCGTTCCTCGTCTCCATCCCCTGGCCGTTTCCTTTGACGGAATCTGCATGTCGCGCGCAGACCAGCTCCTGTAGCTGTGTTTTGTGCCACTTGCACGTTTCTTCTTACGAAT